ATATTAATACTTGCTGGTTATCAGTATAAGTCGGCATTTGTTGCTGACCAAGAAATTAATATGGTTGCTTGTCTTACTGAGATGATGGCAAATTGTAAATTCAAATGAGTTATCAATTAAAAGATTATCTCAATGCTATCAACCTATCAAAGAAGAACTTATTAGATACTGATGATGGAGATTGGGAAAAGAAGTATCCTTCCTTTATAATTAATAAGTGTTTATCTATGCATTATGATACCTTAATGCAGGCAAATGAGATGAATGGGTATCATTTTCTACCTAAGAAACTACAATTTAATTTTTTCATAAATAGTGTTAGAAAGAAAAAGAGATTTGGTGGTAAGTGGTTTAAACCAAGTCAATTGAAAGACTTAGATTATATTAAAGAGTATTATGGTTATAGTAATGAAAAAGCAAAGACAGCTCTGAGTATATTATCTAAAGAACAAATTGAAACTATAAAGAAAAAGTTATATAAAGGTGGGAAGAAATGAATGAATTAAGAAGTGAGCAGGTGAACTGGACACCTGGTGATATGTTAGAAGTAACAATCAAACAACCAGATGATTTCCTAAAAATAAGAGAAACATTAACAAGAATAGGTGTTGCTAGTCGTAAAGATAGAACGTTATATCAGTCATGTCATATTTTACATAAACAAGGTAAATATTTCATAACACATTTTAAAGAACTATTTGCACTTGATGGTAAACCAGCAAGTCTAGTTAAAAATGATATTGAAAGAAGAAACACTATAGCAACATTACTTGCTGATTGGGAACTTATAGAAATAGTAGATACAAACAAGGTAGTAAATCAAAGGGCACCGTTAAGTCAAATTAAGATACTACACTTCAAAGAAAAAAACGATTGGAACTTATCTGCTAAATATAACATAGGAAAAAGTCAAAGTAATGAGGCATAATGCACATACCAAAGTTCAGAGAGTTCATAAATGAAGAGAAAGATGAAAAATCTTTCTGCAAGATATTAATTATTACTGATGAACCTGAAGAGGCAAAAACATTTCATACTGCTGATAGATTAAAACAAGAAGCAGAAAAACTAAAGTTACCATACTATCTGTATAAGTTAAGTGGTGGTTACATGACCTTTGAAGGTGGTATTAGAAGATTGCATAACAAGAAAGACCTAAAAGGTTTTGAAATAACATCCGATACTGTTGCAGTAATTCGTGGTTCCATTACAAGAAAAGATAGTTGGATGGACATTGTATCAACTTTAGAGAAAGATGGTATTTGTGTTGTCAACTCAAGACAATGTATTAGTATATGTGCTGACAAGTATAGAACTTATTTAAAACTTGCTGACTATAGTATTAATCAACCGAATACTGCATTGATTACAGACCCAGAAAAATCAAAAGAAGCATTTGAAAAATTAAATACAAAATATCCTATTATCTTAAAAACATTGAGAGGTAGTAAAGGTGTTGGTGTTTTATTTGTAGAATCAGAAAAAGGTCTTGATAGTTTATGTCAAGTTTTATATAAACAAGATGAAGATGCGGATTTACTTTTACAAGAATTTATACCAAACGATTATGATGTTAGAGTATTAGTTTTAGGTGGTAAAGTATTAGCAAATATGAAACGACCTGTTATTGAAGGAGATTTTAGAAGTAACGTATCACAAGGTTCTGAACCAGTAAAGATTGATTTAACAGAATTAGAGATTACAGAATGTTTAAAATCTGCAAAAGCAGTTAGTGGATTATGGACTGCCGTTGATTTTATACCTAGCAAGAATAGAGAAAAAGAACCACCTTATATACTAGAGGTAAACTCATCACCTGGTACAGAGGGTATTGAGAAAGCAAGTGGACAAAATATATCAAAAAAAGTTTTACAATTCTTTATGAAAGAAAGTAACAGAGTAAAAGTTCCTGAAGCTTGTGGTTTTAAAGAGATTGTAACTATAAAACCTTTTGGTGAAATAGTTGCAAAGTTTGATACAGGTAACTCTGGTATGTCAGTTATACACGCAGACAAAACAAAAGTAAATGGTAAAAAAATAACATGGACTTTAATGGGTAAAACCATGTCTTCACAAATTGTAAGAACAGAAAAAATTAAAGTTGGTGGTTTAAGAGATTATGAAGAAGAAAGATATGTGATAAAGTTAGATATGGAATTTGCAGGAACAATTTACACAGATATTCTATTTACAATAGATGATAGAGAAAAAAGAACACCTATACTATTAGACCGTGAAACAATGAACAAATTAAATGTTATGATATCACCTAGAAGAAAATATGTAATGACAACTCATTACGAACTTGACAATTAAATTAAAACAAAGTATACTACAGTATGAATTTTTATAAGAATGTGATTGTGCATAGAGGCAAACTGCTGGTCAGAGGAGTATTAGGTGGTAAAGATTACACCGAGAAACTAGACTTTGGACCTACCATGTATGTACTATCACAAAAAGAATCAGAGTACAAAACTTTACAAGGTCAAAATTTAAAACCTATAAAATTTAATACTATATCTCAGGCAAGAAAGTTTAAGAAAGAAATAGAAACTGAAAACTCTCCTGTTTTTGGTCTAGAAAGATTTCACTATCAATTTATTGGTCAAGAATATCCTAATGAGATTAATTGGTCAAAAGAATATATTAAAATATTTACTTTAGATATAGAAACAACTTGTGAAAATGGTTTTCCAGATGTAGAAAATCCACAAGAACGATTAATTTGTATCACAATAAAAAATCAATCTAATAAAAAGATAATAACTTGGGGTGTTGGTGATTTCTACCACGACAGAGATGATGTTACTTATGTAAAATGTGAAACTGAAAACGAATTGCTTATGCAGTTTATGATGTTTTGGACTAAAAATTATCCCGATATAATTACGGGCTGGAATACTAAATTCTTCGATTTACCATATTTAATGAATAGAATTAGACTGCTACATGGTGATAAAGTCATTAGTAGAATGTCACCTTGGAAACTGATTGAAAGAAAAGAAATAGAAGTCAGAGGTAAACCAATGACTGTTTATGATTTGTTTGGTATTACAATGTTAGATTATCTAGATTTGTATAAGTGGTTCATTCCAACAAGACAAGAGAGTTATAAGTTAGATTATATTGGTGAGATTGAACTAGGTCAAAACAAGAATGAAAATCCATTTGATACCTTTAAAGAGTTTTATGAGAAAGACTTTCAAAAGTTTGTTGATTATAATATTCAAGACGTTGAACTTGTTGATGCTTTAGAAGATAAACTAGGTTTAATTGATTTGAGTTTGACTGTTGCTTATGAAAGCAGAGTAAACTATGACGATATATTTTCGCAAGTAAGAGTATGGGACACATTGATTGCTAATCACCTTATGAAGAAAAAGATATGTGTACCACCAAGAGAAGACCAAACCAAAGAAACAAAATATGTTGGTGCTTATGTAAAAGAACCAAAACCAGGTTTATTTAAGTGGGTTGTTTCTTTTGATATCAACTCTCTATACCCACATATCATTGTGCAATATAATATTTCACCTGAAAAAATACTAGGTAGTAATACATCAGGTATCTCTATTGATAAAATGTTAAAAGGCACAACACCTTTAGATTATCTAGCAACCGAAGGTGCTTGTATTACACCGAACGGTGCTAAGTTTAAAACAGATAGTCAAGGTTTTTTACCAGAGATGATGGAAACAATGTATAAAGAACGTGTTATATTTAAGAAAAGAATGTTAGATGCTAAAAAGAAGAAAGAAAAAACAGGTGATGTAAGTTTAGACAAAGAAATATCAAGGTGTCATAACATTCAGTGGGCAAGAAAGATTGCATTAAATAGTGCTTATGGTGCCGTAGGTAATCAATACTTTAGATATTATGATGTTAGACAAGCAAGTGGCATCACAACTGCTGGTCAATTTATTATTCGTTTCATAGAGAATAAAATGAATGAGTATTTAAATAATGTGATGCAGACGCAAGGTAAAACGGATTATGTTGTTGCGTCAGATACGGATAGTATATATGTTGTGTTGGATAAACTTGTTGAGAAAACTTGTCAAGGTAAAACAGACAACCAGATTGCAGATTTTTTAGGTAAAGTTTGTGATAATAAATTAGAACCTTATATTGAAAAGTGTTTTGATAAACTAGCAAAATATACTAATGCATTTAAAAATGCTATGGTTATGAAACGTGAAGTTATATCTAACAAGGCAATTTGGGTGGCAAAGAAAAGATATATGATGAACGTGTTAGATGAAGAAGGTGTTCGTCTTGCTAAACCTAAGATGAAGATAATGGGTATTGAAGCAGTAAAATCTTCGACACCTCAAGTGTGTCGTGGTAAGATTAAAGAAGCAATTAATATTATTATGTCTAAAGATGAAACCACTTTACAACAATTTATCAAAGAATTTAAGGAAGAATATTTTACATTGAGTGCTGAACAGATTTCTTTTCCAAGGTCATGTAACAATCTTAAAAAATATAGGTCATCAAAAGACATTTTTATGAAAGGTTCACCAATACACGTTAAGGGTGCATTAATATATAATTACAATATACAAAAAATGAAATTGCAAAACAAATATCCTTTTATACAAGAGGGTGATAAAATTAAGTTCGTTAAATTAAAAGAACAAAATCCATTTAGATTTGATGTTATTAGTTATGTAACAAAACTACCTACAGAATTTAAATTGCAACAATGTATTGATTACGAAATACAATTTCAGAAAACATTTCTTGACCCTATGAGATTTATACTTGAGTCTATAGGTTGGTCAGCAGAGAAAAGAGCAACACTAGAGGACTTCTTTGCTTAAATTTCCCGATAAAAAATATAATATAATTTATGCAGACCCACCATGGTATTTTAAATCAAGAAGTGTCAAAGGTGAAGGTAGAAATCCAAATCAGCATTACGACTGTATGAACTTAGACGATATAAAGAAGTTACCGGTACAAGACATTGCAGATAAAGATTGTGTGTTGTTGATGTGGGTAATTGACCCAATGTTAACTCATGCATTTGAAGTAATCACATCATGGGGTTTTATATATAAGACAGTAGCATTTACTTGGGCAAAAACCAATAGTAAATCTATGGGTATGTTTACGGGTATGGGATACTGGACTAGAGGTAATCCTGAGATGTGTTTACTTGCTACAAAAGGTAAACCTAAAAGAGTAAGTAAAGCAGTAAAACAATTAGTGATATCGGAGAGAAGAGAGCATAGTAGAAAACCTGATAGAATTAGAAGTGATATCGTAGAACTGTGTGGTGATTTACCACGAATAGAACTCTTTGCTAGACAAAGAGCAAATGGTTGGGATAGTTATGGTAACGAGATTTAAAAAATTAAAAATGAGAATTAGATTATTTTTATCTATATTTAAAAAAAGAAAAGATAAAGACAATCCTTGGATATATTAATATGTGGAAATATTGGTGCAAAGCAATAGGCACAAAAGCATTTGACGAAGA